GCAATGAAGATGACCAAGAATGGAATCATGTTCGTAAAATAATTAAAGCAAATTTTAAGGAATTAAAATTTAGAACTAATGATAAAAGAACTATTCATATAAAAGGTATGAATGGGTTAAGATATAGAATAGAGGACGAGTAATATGAATCAGATGATGATTGGATTGGTACTTATTCTAGGGTTAGGAGGTTTTTATCTATATAATGAGAATCAAACACTTACCCAGAATAATATAAAACTAGAAGCAGCCGTTGAAGAACAAAAACAAACAATGGCAATAATGAAAGAGCAGTACGAAAAGCAAGGTAAGGCTCTTATCAATATGAGTAGAGTTAATGCACAAATAGAAGCTGATAAAGCAGAATATTTGGCTATATTTTCTAGGCATAATTTAGATGTACTTGCTTTAAAGAAGCCTGGACTTATGGAAAATAGGTTTAATGGTGCAAGTGAAAAAGTGATGGAGGGACTTGAAGATGATACTAAAGAATTATACAACCTTAGTAATCCTACTATTAATAACTAGTGGGTGTTCTTTATTAGGGACAAAACAATTAGAGGTAATATCTAAACCTGTTCAAATAGATATAATGCAACCAGATTTGCCACGACCTGTAGATTTAACAGCACCAAAATGGTATGTTGTATCTGAGGCACGAATCACAAATCCATGTAAAAAAATAGAAGATAAGCGACCAAAAACATGCGAGTTATCTGAAAGAGAAAATCCAGAATGGCCAGAAGGTTATACATATTTGGATAGATTCCTTGATGAAATGAAGGAACAAAATAATGGCGAAGTTGTATTTGTAGCAACATCAGTTGGTGATTATAAAGTCATGGCTGAAGATATGCAAGAGCTGAAAAGGTATATTAAACAATTAGGCGAAGTGGTTATATATTACCGAAGTGTTACCATGCCAAATGGTGACAAAGGCATGGGAGTTGGCATAAAAACTCCAGAAAACATAGCTGATATAAAAGGCTAAAAATTAAAAAAAATATAACAAATCTTTTGTTTACAAAGCAACTGGTTTGTGGTATAATATACATATATTATGAACAACACAACAATTATAAATGTCACTAAGCGTGACGGCACAATCCAGAACTTCGATTTAGATAAAGTACATAAAGTACTTGAATGGGCAGTCGAAGGTATCAGTGGCGTATCAATGTCCGAAATAGAATTGAAATCAAACATTCAACTCTATGACAAAATCCCCGCCTACAATATACACGAACTATTAATTAAATCAGCTGCAGAGCTTATATCAGAGCATACTCCAAACTATCAGTTTGTCGCAGCGCGTCTTATATCATATAAACTAAGAAAAGAAGCCTATGGCGAATTCGATGTTCCACCTCTAACAAAAATAATTAAAGCCAATATTGGACATGGCGTATACGATGAAGAAATCTTGGAGATATATACTGAGGACGAAGTGGTCGAATTAGATGCATATATTAAACATGAAAGGGACGATAGCTTTACTTATGCAGGTATGGAACAATTTAGAGGCAAATATTTAGTCCAAGATAGAAGAACAAAACAGATATATGAAACTCCACAGGTATTGTATATGATGATTGCCATGACTTTATTTGGCAAGTATACAGAAAATAGATTAAAATATGTAAAGGATTATTATGATGCGATTTCTCAATTTTATATTTCACTCCCCACGCCTATTATGGCAGGAGTTAGAACGCCGACGCGTCAGTTTTCTAGTTGTGTACTTATCGAGTCTGGCGATAGCTTGGACTCTATTAATGCTACTGCTACTTCAATCGTTAAATATATAAGTAAGAAAGCAGGGATAGGCATAGGCGCAGGCTCAATCAGAGCTTTAGGTTCAAAGATTGGAGATGGTTCAGTAGTACATACAGGCCTCATCCCATTCCTTAAATATTTCCAGTCGGCAGTAAAATCATGTTCACAGGGCGGCGTTAGAGGCGGTGCAGCAACGGTTTACCTACCATTATGGCACTATGAGTTTGAGGACTTAATCGTATTAAAGAACAATAAAGGTACCGAAGAAACAAGAGTCAGACACATGGATTATGCATTTCAGTTTAATAAACTTATGTATGAAAGATTGTTAACAGGAGGTAATATAACCTTCTTTGACCCAAACGATGTACCAGGTTTATATGAATCCTTTTTTGATGACCAAGAAAGATTCAAAGAGTTATATGAATCATATGAACGCAAGACCTCAATAAGAAAAAAATCACTACCAGCTCTTGAAGTATTCCAGATGTTTTTAACCGAAAGAAAAGACACAGGCAGAATATATGTAATGAATGTCGACCATGCAAATGACCATGGGGCATTTAATCCTAGAAGAGCACCAATCCGAATGAGCAACCTTTGTTGTGAAATCGACTTACCAACAACACCTTTAAGCAGCCATGATGATACAGATGGAGAAATATCTCTATGTACATTGTCTGCAATTAATTGGGGATTAATAAATGAAACATCTGAATTTGAAAAATATTGCGACCTTAGCGTGCGTGCTCTTGATGAGCTTCTTGATTATCAAGGGTATCCAGTTCCAGCTGCAGAACAGGGTACACTATCTAGACGGCCCCTTGGAGTGGGAATCATCAACCTCGCATATTTCTTAGCGAAACGAGGTTTAAAATATGATGAATCAGCCTACGATATAGTAGATGAATATGCAGAAGCATGGAGTTATTATTTAATAAAAGCCTCTGCAAATTTGGCTAGTGAGAAAGGAAAAGTGATATATAATAATGATACGAAATATTCTCAAGGAATACTTCCTATCGACACTTATAAAAAAGAGGCTATAGATAATTTAATAAAGCATAGAGAACTGCACGATTGGGAAGGGTTGAGAACGCAACTCAGAGAAAATGGTATTCGTAACTCTACGCTAATGGCATTAATGCCTGCAGAAACTAGCGCTCAGATAAGTAATAGTACAAATGGTATAGAACCACCAAGAGCATTGGTATCGTACAAACAGAGTAAAGATGGAGTGATGGCTCAGGTTGTACCTGGTTATCATCATCTAAAAAATAAATATGATTTACTGTGGGACCAAAAGTCACCACAAGGATATCTAGCGATATGTGGTATATTACAGAAATATATCGACCAAGGTATATCCGTTAATACATCATATAACCCAGAACACTATGAGGATAACAAGATACCAATGTCTGTTATGATTCAAGACCTGGTTACAGCTTATAAATTTGGATTAAAACAATTATATTATTTCAACACCCACGACGGTGCAGGGGAAATAAAAGAAGATGACCACCCATATTACACAGGGACACAACAGATTGAAGATGACGAAGACTGCGAATCCTGCAAAATCTAAAAAGAAATTTGTTTCAGGGTATGATACTATGCCCGATATAGAAGATTTAGAAAGGATAGTAGATAGAGAACTTAAAAAACTAGAGGAAATAGATAATGTCAGTACTGAAGAAAAATAAAAAATCCCACCTTGACAAGAATATGTTTTTTGATGAGCCAGTAGATATCGCCCGATATGACCAATTAAAGTATCCACAGCTAGATAAAATCACAGAAAAACAATTAGGCTTTTTTTGGAGACCAGAAGAAGTGGATGTATCAAAAGATAAAAAGGATTTCCATGACCTTACAGACCACGAAAAACACATATTCACATCTAATCTCAAAAGGCAAATACTTTTGGACTCTGTACAAGGTAGGGCCCCGAACCTTGCTTTCCTTCCTATATGTTCGCTACCCGAGGTTGAGAACTGGATTGAAACCTGGTCGTTTTTTGAAACTATCCATAGCCGTTCTTATACTCATATTATTAGAAACATTTATGCGAACCCCGGTATAGTATTTGACACTATGCTCGATGTAAAAGAAATTGCCGAGTGTGGTAACGATATTGGTGTTTATTACGATGATTTAATACAGAATAATAGTTACGCAACAAATAAAAAGCAGCATAAAACCTCACTGTATATGTGTTTAATGAGTGCAAATGCATTAGAAGGAATTAGATTCTATGTATCATTTGCGTGCTCATGGGCCTTTGCTGAATTAAAGAAAATGGAAGGTAATGCAAAAATAATTAAGTTTATCGCACGAGATGAAAATACTCATTTGGCTGCAACGACAGTAATGATTAAAAGATTAATAGAAGAAGACCCTCAAATAGCTAAGATTGCAAAAGAAGAAACAAAATCAGCCACTGACCTATTCATTAAAGTTATTGAACAAGAAAAAGATTGGGCTTCGTATCTATTTAAAGATGGTTCAATGATTGGATTAAACGAAACAATTTTAAAACAATATATAGAATGGATTGGAAGTAAAAGAATGAGAGCAGTAGGATTAATAAGTCCATATACAGTGCCTCAAATGAATCCCCTACCATGGACAGAAAAATGGATTGGTGGTGGTAACGTGCAAGTGGCACCGCAAGAAACAGAGATTACATCTTATGTGACTGGTGGAGTAAAACAAGATGTTGATGATTCAACATTAGCAGGAATGAGTTTATAATGAAAAGAACTAAAGAGGAAAAAATACTTCAAGTAGTTAACTTAGCACCAAGCGAAGATTTAATAGAAAAACTTACAGAAATACACCCAATGAAACAAATATTTTGGGCATCAGTAATTCAAATATCTGTATTTGGTTTTATGTTGGCTTCTTTTGGCGTAATAAATTTATATTTAAAAGGATATTAATATGAAAGAATTAGGAATGGTATTATTTGGATGTTTTTGTTTTGTATTATTTTTTAATGCAGTGATATTACCCGACATGGAGATTAGAGGTTTCTCTAATAATAGTTCTTGTACAGGAGAATGTTACGAAGAATATGTTAGGGTAAATGGAACATCAGTAGAAATAGAACAAAAAAAGAAAGCATTAGCCGCAGGTGACCCATTTAGTTCAATCAAACCTTTATGGGCTGGTTGTGCTGCATGTCATGGCGCAGATGGTGGTGGTGGAGTTGGGCCTAAACTCTCTGGCCAATCAGCAGACTATATAATCGGCAGACTTACAGCATACAAAAATAATGAACAAATAGGACCAATGAGTGCTATGATGTGGGGCCAAGCAGGTATGTTATCCGAAAATGATATAGATACTATAGGCAAATTCATACAGGAGACAATGAAATGATAGAAATTTATGGAAAACCACAATGTCCTTTTTGCGATAGAGCAAAGGCTTTATGTGAAGCAAAGGGATATGAATATACATATAAATCTCTAGGCACAGACTTTGGTCGTGAAGAGATGATGGAAATATTTCCAGACGCAAGAACATTCCCACAGATTATAGCAGAAGGCAATAAAATAGGTGGGTACGATAAGCTTGAAGCGTGGTTCTTAAGCAGACAGGCTTGGACATGATATTGGATTGCCAATATTGTTATGCACGTATTGTAATAAAACCAGCAGATGATGAACCAGTGAAAGTAAATTTTTGTCCTCATTGTGGTGAACCCACAGACGATGATTTAGAAGAATTAAACTTTAATGAGTAATTGGTTATATCAAGGCAGAGAGTATAATCCACCTGAGGATTTTACAAGAGAAGATTTACAGGGATTTGTTTACTGTATTACAAATAGAGCTACAGCACGCCAATATATTGGTAAGAAATTCTTTTGGTCTAAGAAGACCCTACAAAAAACAAAAACCCGTAAACGCAGAAAGATAACCTATGTAGAGTCCAATTGGAGAGACTACTTTGGTTCAAATAAGCATTTAATGGAAGAAATAGATAAACAAGGACCAACCATGTATCATAGGGAAATCCTACATCTTTGCAAAACCAAAGGCGAATGTGCATATATGGAAACAAAAGAACAATTCGATAGAGAGGTTCTATTATCAGACAAATACTATAACGGAATAATCAATTGTAGAATAGGTTCAAATAGTGTAAAAAACATGTTTACATCTGATTAAAAGTATGGTATAATAGTACCTACTATGGCAAAAATAATACAATTCCCAACTGGCGAAGAAATCAAACAAAGGTCTGAGACCAAACAAATTAAAGATGAATATACTTTGGTCAGAGAAGCATCTGACGAGGCTGTTACATCAGCTCAGTACCTGCTTGAAATCATGGAAGAATTTATTACAACTGGAGATGTATCTCATAATTTTATGGACATGCAATTCAGAGATGAGACCTTTCAGGAATCAAGAGATATGTTTGTTATAGTAAATATGATTAACGCCATGTTTCATCGTTACTATGGAATCCCTCATTCTTTACATAGAGAGTTTGATAGGTTATACGGAATGATTAAAGTAATGGACAAAACAAATTCAAGAGCTGAATTCAGCCTTGACGACGGAGATGATGATGATACTACTTGATTATTCACAAATCGCACTATCGAATATAATAGTGCAAAAATTAAACGATGAAACTATGATAAGACATATGATACTTAACAGTATCCGTATGTACAATAAAAGATATAGAGAAGAATATGGCCAAATGGTTATATGTGCTGACGGTATGAACACATGGAGAAAAGAGTATTTTCCAGAATATAAAGCACATCGTAAAAAAGCAAGAGACAATTCAGAAATGGATTGGACAGAGATATTTAGAATATTACATTTGGTTCGCGATGAAATAAAAGAAAACTTACCATATAAAGTATTACACATGGACGGCTGTGAGGCAGATGATATTATTGGTACCCTCGCAATGCAGACACAGGAATTTGGTATGCATGAACCGGTTATGATTATATCATCAGACAAGGACTTTATTCAATTACAGAAGTTTAATAATGTTAAACAATTTAGTCCAATACAAAAGAAAATGGTAGCAAATGAAAATCCAAGAACATATTTATGGAACCATATATTAAGAGGCGATAGTGGCGATGGTGTTCCAAATGTATTATCCAAAGATGATACCTTTGTATCTGAATCAAAACAAACGCCTTTAAGACAAACCAGAATAGATGATTGGATTCATAATGCAGAAAGATTAAGAGAAGTAATGCCTGAAGAAATATTTAGGAATTATCAGCGTAATAAAAAACTTATTGATTTGGCTGATATCCCAGAAGATATACAAAAAAACATTATAAATACTTTTAATGGTCAAAAACCACCAATGAGAATGAAGGTTTTAAACTATCTAATTAAAAAAAGATGTACTAATTTGATTGAAGTCGTGGAGGAATTTTACAATGGCTAAAAAACTAATATCAGATGTCCTAACAGAGGCGTCTAAATTAACTAAAAAAGAAGATAGAATCAATTATCTTCGCACAAACTCATCACCAGCACTTAGAGATGTATTAAGAATTGCATTTGATGCTGATGTTGTATCACTATTACCTACAGGGGCACCTTCGTTTGAAAGAGACGACGCACCTGCTGGGCATGAATTTTTAAACTTACATAGAGGTCATAGAAGATTTAAATACTTTTTTAAAGGACCTGTGGCAAATGAAACGCCAGCACTACGAAGAGAAGGAATGTTCTTATCTTTTATTGAATCATTAAATGGTGTAGAAGCTGATATGGTTATCGCAGCTAAGGATAAAAAATTAAAAATTAAAGGTATTACCAAAGCTTTGGTAAAAGAAGCCTTTCCAAATCTAATAGTTAAATAGGAGAAGCTTATAAGATAAAACCCTTTGTTATGTTAATCAATAAACAATTTTTTAGGAGAACGGATATGGAATTAACAACAAGAGAAGATAGAATATATCTAAGCGATAAAGCAAGAAAACGTAGAAAATCTCTCAAACAACTTAGGGAACTTAGGCAACATAGATTTTATGCCCAACAAAAAAAGAAACGAAATAAAGTTTGACCCAAAGGAATTAGCTAATTCCAATAGGATTTATAAATCAGCTACCCCAAAACAGGATTTATCCTGGTATATAAAATGGGCAGCATCGACCGTGCTCTTGACAGGAATGTCAATACGAGGCATTGACGGACTACAAGCATGGGATTTGATTTTATCAATCTTTGGTGTTAGTGGTTGGTTATGGGTTGGTCTACTATGGAAAGACAGAGCTCTAATATTATTAAATGGCATTGGATTGGCATTATTATTAAGAACTTTCGCACAAACACTTTACATTTGAACCTAGTTATGGTATAATATACCATATTGACGAGGATTATATTATGATACAAATACTAAGAGAAATAACCGACTGGGGTGACCAGAAAATATCCAATGGAGACTATTATGTCAACAGCCATGGATATCTAATTGGTTATATGCCACAAGGAAAAGCTTACAAAGAGTTTAAAAACCCAATAAAACAGTTTTCAAAATCAAGGCGTAAGTTTACATTAATAGGCGAATGGCCTGAAGACTTACCAGAGGGTGCAATAACTGTGAAAGGCAGTAAGGGTAATACCTATACTATTATTAACAAGAAGTGCTCATGTCCTGGATTTAAATTCAGAGGTAGTTGTAAACACTTAGCACAAGTCGCTTAACATGAATATTTTTATATTAAACAATGACCCTATTATTGCAGCACAAGAGCAATGCGATAAACATGTCGTAAAGATGATTGTTGAATCAGGTCAAATGTTATCCACGGCTCATCGTATGCTCGATGGCACAGTCGAAAGAAGGCCTTCAAAATCAGGCAAAACAACAGTTAATTATTATAAACTTCCAGATGAACGAGAGGACATTATGTACAAAGCTGTGCATTTTAATCACCCATGTTCTGTGTGGTCAAGAGAATCTATTGAAAATTACAGATGGCATTATGACCATTTCATTGCCTTATGTGACGAATATACATATCGCTATGGTAAAATACATTCAACAGATACTAAACTAAGAGAAGTTTTATTTAAAGTACCAAACAATATGCCGGCAGTTAACTTAACTCCATTCAAATTGGCAATGCAATCGAACCCAGAGTGTATCGCACTTCAGGACCCAATTAAAGCATACCGAGCTTTCTATCAAACAAAACAAAAAAGATTTAAAATGGAATGGGCCAAAAGGCCAATACCGGAGTGGTTTAGTGTTATATAAATATATTTACCAACAACTAGAAGAGGAATTATTATAATGCCAACTTATGAATTTAAAAATAACGACACAGGCGAAGTCTTTGAAAAGATAATGTCGTATGATAGTAAATTAAAATTCTTGGAAGAAAATCCAAATTGCCAATCACATTACACCACACTAAACATTGATTATGATGGAGGTGGTTCAGTACTATCAAAAGCCGGTTCTGGTTGGAAAGAAGTCCAAGACAGAATCAAATCAGGAATGCCACCATCGGAGAGACATAAAATAAAAACAAAATGAATTTTACACACGAACCAATTGATTTAGGTTA